CCCTGTGCTTGTTTCGACCATAACGTTCGGCAAACGACACAGTCTCTTTGTGTTTAGCTGTGCGCTTGCGTTCCGCATGGGATGGCAGGTCGGGAGATCTCCACTTGCGTTGTTTTTTGCCGCGGAGAATCTCTTCCTTGTGCACGACACCGGTGCAATGCCTCTCCACCTGGATTGCTCCAAGTTTGGACTCCTTCAATTCACGTTGTGGTCTCGTGTATCGCCAGACACCTGCTTTGGTTTCTGGCGGCACGAAGTTCAACGTACTCCAAGGTCGTGTATCCACCTTTGCAGACTGAGCTGGTTTCGTTGACTTCACTGTGACAGTGCGGTCATGCTTGTTTTCCCACGCGTGAGCGAGGGTGGAAACCCCTTCCAGGTCGAAACCAAGGGCACCGGATGCGTTTGAATTCCGCTCGAATTTTGCAATTAGACTCTGCACGAGTTGTCCGCTGTTTACTTCCGCGGGAAGTTCGCTATTTGCCTCAGCGTGAGGGTTCTTTGCGTACTTATCCATAAATGTTAAGAACACACCCTGTGGGTTCGGTGGCCATTTCGAGCCTTTGTCACTCTTTTGCTCCTCGGTGGGAGAATGGTTTAGAGTCAGTGAACCACAGATGTCGATAAGGCACGTCCACCGTGTCAACCGTTAACAAGCACGCCCGTTCGGGATCCTAATAAGTGCGTAACTCCGGTCGAGTGTTGTTGTCAGTACAAACCCAAAACTGGTTCTTGCTCATCGAGACTTGTCCTCTCTTTGTACGGAAGGGCGAGACCGCTCATGTAAGTATGAGATACTAGTAAATTAAGTTTACCAAACTTTATTTCCTGCAAACCTAACAAGGTAAGTGCGGTTCATTTACGACAACCTGGGGCCGGTGAATATTTATATAAGTGTCCTTTTGTGCTTAACACTCGTGTTTTTTAGCGTATAATATTGGGTGTAATCCATCAGTACACACACACCTCAAGGCGCCGACAGAATTGCGTCAAAGCGGCAACAAAACCCGGTCAATTAAGCGCGGACAGAATTGCGTCAAAGCGACAATAAAACCAGGTCCATAGAAATGCATATGTAAAGTCTACTGGGG